TTCCGACTATGTCGATGCCGTGTAAACGAGTAAAATTGATTGCTTTGGCTGCGAGCGCTGCAGGCGCCGTAGCCTTAGTTTATGCGAAGAGGGCTGTATTGCGTGATTACGCATCAGAACTGTGCGAAAGCCTCTCCGAAGCTCCGGAAATTGTATCCGATGTTGCTCGCGATGCTTTCGCGCAAACCAATGTGGACCCGGTTGATGGTACTCCGGGCCACACGCACGCTAGTGCTGCTAGCTTGAGGACCGCTGCGACACGATTTGTGCAGAATGTTGCGCAATATTGTGGAGCGGAAGTCTATGTCGTTGGTATGTCTAAGTCAGACCAGCGCAAAGGACTCAAGGGTACTCGCCGGTGGTACTGGGCGAAGGACGTCAATGCCGATAACCGTAACGACAAGCCCGGCGACCGCGACATACGCTACTTGTGCGACGTAGATTACTACGTTGACATGCCGGCGTTGTTAATGCAGGAAGCTAAGCCAGTTCTCCTTTATTCCGTAGTTCCTGAAGCCGCGACATCATCCGGTGAAGATGATACCTCGTTTTATTTCGAAGAGGATGGTTCGCTCACCACGCTTGTCGCGGGCTCAGGCAAGTATAGCCATTGTTTGTGGGACTATGCGTCCGATTCATTTCTCGTACATGAGACAATGTTCGGCATTCCCACCCGGGCTATTGCCTATGCTGTTGAGCGCAAGCAAATCGGGAAACACCGCCAGGTCATTATATTAGCACCCATAAGGGAATTTAATGGACTTGCAGCGGTGTTAGCCGTGTGCTTGCTCGAAACGAAGGAACTGCGGCGCTTCAACCCCATCCAGGTTGGGGCCACAGGGGATAAATTCGTTAGGTTTAATACCATGTCACCAACCGGGGAGTTACTAGTAACTACAGCTAGACCCGGCGCATTGCTCTCGGCCACTGTTACCCAGGCTGAGGACGACGCGATAGCGACGGTAAACCGGCTGGGTTCGACGAATCTCATGTTGCCCACAACAGCGAGTTGGGTTAAAGACAGGCAGGAAGCTGCAGTCTTAACCGATTATCATCGGAGTTGTGGAGCACGAGCCAAGTTCGTCGTTTACCCTGTGGAGAAGGGAGTTAGGGCCTACCAGTACAAACCTCAAGAATATGATCCTGAGGCCCGCCCCAAGCTCGAGGCGTTTATGAGCCCCCTGGTACACGGAGCATTCGCCCCGGTTCCCAATAAAGCTGGCGAGGAAGCCTGTGTTAATGGCCGAATCAACGCTTTGCGGAAACCGGAACCAAAGGCGAATAATTTCCGTGACCGCTGCATGGATGAGTTTGCGAGTCTCATCATGCAAGACGTGCACCTTGAACCCGTCTGCTTTGAAGTGGTTAATGCAAAGCAGACCAGCGCTGCCCAGCAGCTGTCCTTGCGCAAGGCCGTTCTAACTGGACAATTCCGCAAGTATGTTTTGAAGTGCTTCATAAAAGCTGAAGCTTATTCAGATGTTAAAGACCCTAGAAACATCTCGACATACAATGATGCGGACAAATTAGACATGGCGAGATTTGCTCTCGCGTTGGCCGAACACATGAAACAGTTTGCTTGGTACGGGCCTGGCAAGAAGCCTAAGGATATTGCTGCGCGTGTTGCTGAGATATGCTCAGCGTCTGAATATGTTAACATATCGGACTACCACCGCATGGATGGCACAATATCTTACACTTTACGCCGCGTCGATCGAGTGGTTAGCATGAAGGCCTTTGCTAACCATGGCGCTGAGTTGAATGAAATACTGAAGACAAACGTAGACAATAAAGGATACTTACCACATGGAACCACGTTTGATCAAGGACCCTCGCACGGATCAGGCTGCTCAGCCACCAGCCTGTTCCAAACCCTCCGTGCCGCGTTCAACGCCTATCTTGCATTCAGGCACACAGTTAAGCCAGGAGGATCGACCTATAGCCCCGAGGAGGCCTTCGCCTCGTTGGGCATCCATCTCGGCGACGATGGTATCGATGGTGACTTACCCACCGCCTCCCACCAGTGGGCATCAAAGGCGACGGGACTCGTCCTCGAAGCCAGTATTGTTCGCAGAGGGGATCGAGGGGTCAATTTCCTGGCACGCTACTACTCACCATCTGTCTGGCAAGGATTACCTGATAGTATGTGTGACGTCAAGAGACAGCTCTCGAAGTTCCATACTACGGTTCGCCTGCCTGAAAATGTCACGCCTGAACAAAAATTTGTCGAAAAGGCCACGTCTTATGTGGCAACCGATGGATCTACACCCGTCATCGGCCGACTGTGCAAGAAGTTGTTACTGCTGTCATCCCTTAGCCCCAGAAATATTGCTGGCGTCAGTTCTTGGTGGTCTAAGTTCGACGCATCCGACCAGTACCCCAATTCAAATGTTGGCGGATGGATGGATGTGGAGTTTGGTCATCAATTCCCGGAGTTCGATCGGGACCTGTTCAACCGCTGGTTGGATGGATCCACAACGCCCGAGGAATTGCTTTCAGCTCCGCTTTGCGCCGAACCCAAACCCCCAACACCTGCCCAGTCTGACGTCGTGGTTGACGAGACGGTTGTCCCTGCACGACCGCTCTCTGTCCCGGTCAGTGGACGGGCAGAAGGAGGATTGGAGGCAGCAGAACAAGGAGAACGGAAAGCGCGCCGCCGACCGCGAACAAGTCGAGCCACCGCCGGAAAACCATCCGTTAAATCCGGACCGGTGAAGAGCAGGCCCGCTCGAGGTAAGAGCAGGCCTGAGGAGAAGAAAGCTTAAGTTGTTAGCCAGCCTTCCCCGTTTGGTG